GCCTGACGTGGCTGATGGTGTTGCCATTTTGCACGTTGATCGAGCCAGTTTCAGCAAACCGGGCTGTTGTGATCGGCACACCCGCAGCCGTCCAGCCACTTTCCTGTTGATAAATGTCGTTTTCTTCATCTGACGCCAGCGGAAACTGGAATACACCGGAGCCACAGGCTGCTGTGCGCGTCATGGTGTCCGTAATACCCCACCATTCTTCAGCGTAGTTGAAGTAAACGCACTTGTCGGGAACAGCCGATCCTTCGGACGGATACCAGAACCATGCTTCAGGGAAGATGTTGTTCTCAGAACCGTGTGTCCACAAGCCGCCAGTTTGCGGGTCTACATCTTCAAAGACATAGGAGCCAACAGTGCAGGGCAATGGGCGAACTGTGCCGCCGTCATACAGGAAGAAGCTCTCCCTGCCCATCCAGACGCACCGGCCAGCAAATGTTGCAAATGCTTTCGCAGCAATCAAGCCACAGCCAAACCCGATGCGCTCAATCTGGTAGATGAACGGAGCGCCGATGTATCTCATCAGCCACACTTCGTCCTCAGTCCAGATCAGTGTTCCCTCGCGCACAGAGGCGCACATGGTGATCTTGTTCTGGGTATCGAGGTCGAGATAGCCTGCCGTGTTTGTCGGGTCTGCAAAGTCCCATTCTGTATAGTCTTCTTGGTCTGACCACGCTACACGGCGCAAGTTGCCGCCCGCACCAATCAGCACAGCATGCCGCTCTGGCGTAACAATGACACCACGGTTGTTCGTCGGGCATTGATCGGCTGCTATGGCGTTTGCCGTACCACCTGTGCCGGTCGTATTTGCCCCAGAATTAGCATAAGTGAACGTCGATAGCGTCGGTGTTGTTGTGATTGTATATGTGCCGTTCAGAGCGCCAACCGTGTTGCCCGCAATGTCTACGCTCTGGCCGACGGCAAACCCGTGATGGTTGGTTGTGGTTACGGTTGCGATATTGCTGGTTCGAACAATGGTGGTCACAGTGTTGAAGCCGACTTCAGTTGCCGTAGCCTCGTCATCGTTCCAGTGCAGCAGACGGCCATCGCTACTCGCCACGGCCAAAATATCGCCGCCCCAGTTGTCGATGGTCCATGAGAATGTCGGCAGGAAGCTTTGTGTCGGGTCGCGAGGGAATGTAGGGTCAGTGTCTAGGCCGTAATAGGTGTCGCCATAGTCGCCGGTGCCAAATGCGCCGAATACGCCTGCACTAGACCCGGTAAACCCTGCTGGCGTGATGTCTGTGTAGGTCGCGCCTTGCAGCACGAACAGCTTGTTCTCACAGCCGATTGCAGCGTAGATGCCGCCGTCATACCCAGCCCACGGGAAGATCGCCCTGATGGTGCTGGACAACGGGGTGGATGTGATACGCTCCCAACCGCCAACAGGCAGCAGCTTGCCAGCACGCCACCGGATCAAATTGCCGTCAAAGTATCGGTTTTTCACCTGCAACGGTGTTGCGGCTTTGACGATGCCAGGCGGAATGCTGAGAGGTGCGAGGGCCATTATTTTTTCCCACAAAAGCCTTCACGGCGCGCATTGTTAACCTTCACCTCGGTAATTGTTTGAGGTGTATCCTTGGACGACCACGAAACATCGCGCCAGACGGAGCAGGCGACAAGATCAGTCCCGCCTGTGCCCGTCAGACTCAAGCAGCCGCTCAGGACTAATAGCAGCGGCATCACCAGCAGCAATCGCATCTTGTGTCCTCTTTAATGCCTCGGATGTTGCTTTGGCCTGATACTCGGAAACGGCGTCAGATTTGATCTTAACATAAATGCCGCCAAGGACCACCAGCAAGACGCCGCCGATGGCAATGTACCGCCCAAGTGGGCTGAACAGCAAGGTTATCATGATCCCTCCTCATCCAGACGTTGTTTGCGGAAGTACCAGACTGCACCAGCCGCAGCGATGATGACTACAAGGATAAGGACTGTCCCACTCAGACCGTTTAGAAGATCACCTCCCTCCTTGATGATAGGTAGGACTTCCTGCACTACGGCAATCGTACCCAAGCCACCAGCCGCCACGGCAGCATTGGCTTCCTTTGACTGGGTAATTGATTTGCGCGCTTTTGGCTGGTCAGGCTGAAATCTGGTCTGAGTAATTGACGCCGGGATGTCTTCTTCCAGCCCACGCCATAGCTTGACCTCTGCTCTCCTACGACGGACCAGACCCGGCAACTCTTTACCGCCGCCCTTGGTCCATTTCATAAACTCGGCAGGAACTTCGTCGAATTTCTCAGCGTTGACACGCTTCAGCAGGGTAGACTTAGCCAACGCTCCAACACCAGCATTGTAGGCAAAGTCTACCAGAGCATCGAACTGGCCCTGCGACAGGTCAACCTTGACGTACTTACGCACGCCATCCTCGTATTGCACCATGTCTTTCTTCAGGATTTCCTCAGCAGCTTCACGCGTGATCTCAAGGTCGCTTGTGACCATTGGTGCGCCTGCCGCAGAGGTGTGGCCGTAGCCAATCGTCCAGACTGCTGCCGGGCATTTATACGCCTTTAGTCTAAGACCCTCAAACTCTTTTACAGTGGCAAGACCGGCTGCTGACATCTTCATTTTGCGGCTCCTAGCTCATAACAACGGCGAGAATGAACAACCCCACCATGATCGCTAACGCTGCCAACACAACAAATCCAAGCTGGATCAGGTCATCTTGCATTTGCTTGGCTTCGCGGGCTTTCTGTTCTTCCAGTTGCCTCTGCTGCTTTCGCACCCTGATGACCTCTTTAAGAACTTCCTCCCAGCCTCGGACGCCGTAAATTGCAACAAAGTCGTTCTTGACCTTCTCTGCCCACTCTGCCGCCTCACGCCGCTTGACTACTATATCTAGGGCTATTTCCTCGGCTGTGACTTTGCTGAACAGCTTGGGCTTCGGAGGTGACTTGCTGGCCTGCGTTAGTTTGGCGACAGACCCGTATAGCTTGGCGACATCCCCACACATGGAGTTGATGTCTTTGCCGATCTTGATGCCCTGCTGGACTGCATTATACGCGGTCTTTGCAGCACCGAATATAAGTGCAATCGTGGCAGGGTCCATGTCATTACCTTACCCCTGCTTCTTGCCCAGCCAACGCTGCACAGTGTCAGTCTCGTAGATCCGAATACTGGTCCAGATGATCGTGAACAAGGCTGCTGCATGTGGAAGCACGTTGGTCAATGTTCCTATGACAGTGAGGATGGATGCAGCGTCCGTGATGTATTTGATTGTCTCATCTGGTCCCTCCATTTCACGGTGCCTCCGGCCAAGTCACGTTCCAAGGGAACCCTTCTTGCACTGTAACATCGCGCAGAGCCTGACGGTAGGTAGCCCAGACGGGCTTGTCTGCTGTGCTGTCAGCGATCTGCGTCCAGTCGCATTTGCCCAGTAGGTCATTGCGTGACGTTCTGACGTTTGCTGCCTGCTCGGCATCTTTCCTTGTCTTGTATTCGGCTTCTGCCTCGGCGGCGCTTGTGGTGACGCCATCAACCGTCGTGTCCGTAAACACCGGGCCAAGGATGTACTTGGTGTACCACTTGCCGCTGATCTGCTCGACGCCATCACGCTGGCTGAACTGGTAGACTGTGCCACCTGTTGCCTGCGGGCCTTCGAACACGGGATCAACGCCAATGGCCTCCATGACCTCCGGCGTCAATGTGTCGTATGACGGGCCGCTAGTTTGCTGGAGCCATGCGCGAAGCTCCGATTCAAACATTACCGCGCCAGTTGTCCTGATCCGTACTTGCATGATCGTGTTCCTTACGCGATTGCCAAGAAGATGTATGCGCCGCCGTTAGCATTGATTGCAGCGGGAGCCGTGGAGCTAATCTCAAAGCCTGCGGAATAGGTGTCAACGTAGTCAGTGCCGGTGACTTCCGCAGCCGTGCTGTTGAGCAATAGATACGGATCATTACCCGCAACTATACCGCGTGCGGAGTCCCAGACGTACCAATCGCCTGTACTATCGGTGCGCTTGATGAGAACGAACCTTGATCCAGCCGTGAACCCGCAGTTGATCTGGAGCGTTGTGCCGGTGCCGGTGTATGAGCCAACCTTAGACACGCCTGCAACAGTTGCGAATAAGTAGGCGACGTAGGTGGTTGCGGCGGTAGACGCGCTGTACAAAGGATTTCCGAAGTATCTAAATTCAACTGTCGTTGAACTTAGCGCACCAACCGGGCCGCTACCTACAAATGCTGTATCTGTGTTCAAATACAGTGCGTTACCCAATGACGTTGTTGACGGATATACAAGCCAATTTGTTCCCGCCGCACTTCTTGCTTTGACAATAACAAGCTCTGGAGAAACACCAAGATTATGCGTCTGCGTTGTATTCGCACCCGTCCCCGTATAGCAAACCTCATCAAAGAAGCCGGGGGCGCGGGTCATTGCATAATTTACATATGTGGAGCCTGAATAATTTAGATAACCTTGAACAAAATCTGCGCCAGCTTGAAATCCGGTATTTAAGAAACTTTGCAAAACAAATGTTCCTGATGTGGTTGCCTCAGCGTTGGTATTTGCGGATTGCAAAATTTGTGAAACGCCCCGCAATTTGTCAAAAAACACTGTTCCGTACGCCGCAGGAGAAGCTGTGCGTGGAAATGACAGCAACAGATCAGGGTTTGTCCCGGTAGTAACAACAGTTGGATTTGTTCCTGTCCCAGTTCGAGCCAAAGGCGTAAACACACTTGTCCCCACAGTCGGCACCTTCATCGGGCCACGGCGGATGGCGATGTAGATGGCTGTTCCAGAAATTGCACCAAGAGTAAACCCGTCAGCGGCAATGGTGATGTTGTTGCTTGTTGTTGTTTCTGCCCCAGAAGTGTTTGGTTTTAATAATTGAGCAACAGCGCCAACAGGTAAGCCTCGCATATTGTCAACAATTTGCCAGTCATCGGTAAAGTTGGATGATCTGTAAAGAATCCATTGTGGCTCATAACCCAATGTTACCTTTGAGCCGTTTGTACTCCCACACGAAATCACATTGTCCGTGCCGGTCAGGCCGAAGCCTCCTGCGTTGTGGGCGAAGAGGTAGGCGACGTAGGTTACGCCTGAAGCGTTGGCCTGTACGCCTGATGCGTCAAGGACAAAGGCGGCGTTGAATGTAGCGGCATTAACCGTCCCCAATGAACCTGCAAAACCGGCGGCGTTTGTCCGATTGAGCGATAATGTCGTATACTCTGTTGTTCCGTTGCCTCGATGATAAATAGCCCAGTCATCTGAAGTGCTAGACGCCTTGCAGATAATAAAACCCGGAGCAGACCCTAAATTGTGTGCAACAGGCTGACTTCCCGCTCCATCCCCCGTATACGTCACAATATCAAAAAACTTCGGCTGCTCGCGGAAGGTCCAAGAGACGTAATCTGGTCCACCAAATCCAGAAGAACCTACAATGCCCGAAGCGGCAGATAAAGAAAATCCATTTGAATTAAATGCACAAGCATTTGCACCTTGGTTTGACTCAGCGTTAGTTAAATCGCTTCGCAAGGAAAAGGCGCTTCCTCTCGCGGTATCGTAAAGCCTATGACTTTGAGTTCCGCTTCTTGATTTCCCCCAAACCAACCCACCTTTGCCAGATAAATCAATACCATTAGTAACAGTTAAGGCAACATCGTTGCCCGTGTACAGGTACGTCGAGAACATATCTTCAATGTAAGGTACAGGGTTTCCCGCCAACGGCCATATGCCAGCCTTCGCGGCCTGTAGCTGCTGGTCTAGCGTCCATATGCCGGGAGCTGTGCCGCTCTCATACGGTCCAGCC